GATGGCGCTGCCGTAGTAATGGGCCTTGGTGGTTTTTTAGGGTGGATGACTCCTGTGGTAACACTTATTGGCGGCGTTTTTACTATTATTTGGATGGGTATCCGCATCTGGGAAACTGATACCGTGCAGCGGTGGTTTAAAGACGATGCCGACGACAAGTAAAAAACAACACAAGTTCATGGAAGCGGTGGCCCACAACCCATCGTTTGCCAAGAAGGTAGGGGTTCCACAGTCTGTGGGCAAAGATTTTTCTAACGCGGACAAGGGCCGCAAATTTTCTAAAGGTGGTGATACTATGGCTAAGATGAACGCAGGCATGATGGCAATGATGGCTAAGAAAAAACCCGTAAAAATGGCTGGTGGCGGTATGCCGATGACCATGAAAGATGGCAAAAAAATGAACATGGGTGGCATGGCTTACGCTAAAGGCGGTTCAGCTTCTTCCCGCGCTGACGGTGTTGCTTCCAAAGGCAAGACCAAAGGTACTATGATTAAGATGAACAAGGGCGGCATGGCCTGCTAAGGAGTAGATCATGGCTAAAGATTACGAATACACAGGCTCAACTCCGGTGGATGAACCTGTGGCTAAGAAGGCAAAGCCAAAGCCTAAACCCGCTCCTAAACCGCCAATTTATCCAGATTCAGCCCCCGTAGATGAGCCGGTAAAGAAGATGGCTTCGGGTGGTTCAGCTTCTTCACGCGCCGACGGTATTGCTCAACGTGGCAAGACCCGTGGAAAGATGTGCTAGACCATGATGGCTTCACGCGGAATGGGAGACATCTCCCCCTCCAAAATGCCAAAGGGTAAGAAGACTGCCCGCCGGGACAATACTGACTTCACACAGTATAAAGAAGGCGGTACGGTTAACGCTGCGGGGAACTACACCAAACCCGGTCTTCGAAAGAAGATTGTGTCGCAAGTGAAAGCAGCGGCTACGCAAGGAACTAGTGCAGGGCAATGGTCAGCGCGTAAAGCACAGCTTGTAGCTAAAAAGTACAAAGCTTCTGGTGGAGGTTACAGAGATTGAAAGCACCGCAGCAATCCCTAAAAGATTGGGGCGACCAGAAATGGCGTACCAAGTCGGGGAAGCCGTCGTCAAAAACAGGTGAACGATACTTACCTGAAGCTGCTATAAAATCTCTTAGCCCAGCCGAGTACGCAGCAACTACCAAAGCAAAACGCACAGGTAAAGCAGCAGGCAAACAGTTTGTAAAGCAGCCGCCAAAAGTGGCAGCAAAAACAGCGAGTTTTAGATAATGACCACTACCGGCTCAACCCTCTTTAATCTTGAATTTACTGAGATTGCTGAAGAAGCATGGGAGAGGGCTGGCCGGGAGATGCGCACTGGTTACGACTTACGCACTACTCGTAGGTCTATGAACTTGATGACTATTGAGTGGCAGAACAGAGGTATAAATATGTGGACTATGGAGCAGGGTGTTATTACCTTGACTCCGGGGCTCAGTACTTATGCGTTGCCGACAGATACGATTGATCTATTAGAACATGTGGTTAGAACTGGCTCTAACACTGCATCTACGCAAGCTGACTTAACCATCACCCGTATTAGTGTTTCTACCTATGCAACAATCCCCAATAAACTCCAGCAAGCTAGGCCAATACAAGTCTGGGTTCAGCGCCTTTCTGGGCAAACTAACCCAACGTCTTCAACGCTTAACGGAACCATCACCTCCACGGATACAACGATCACGCTTAACTCGGTGGTTGGGCTAGCAGGGGCTGGGTTTATTCGTTTAGATACAGAAGATATTTATTACACCTATGTATCAGGGAATACCCTAGGTGGCGTTTTCCGTGGGCAGAACAATACAACAGCCGCTAGCCATACTACCGGTACTGCGGTATATGTACCCCAACTTCCAGCAGTTACTGTATGGCCTACACCAGATAACAGCACAACATATCAATTTGTGTACTGGCGGTTACGTCGAGTTCAGGATGCTGGTGGTGGTGTAGAAACCGCAGATATGAACTTTCGTTTCCTGCCTTGCCTTGTTGCGGGGCTGGCGTACCACATTGCTGTTAAGGTTCCTGAATTAATGCCTCGCATCCAGATGCTCAAACAAATTTACGACGAAACATTTGAACTTGCTGCCGGTGAAGATCGAGAGAAAGCAGCTATTCGTTTTGTACCTAGGCAATCATATATAGGTAGTGGTACATAATGGGTAATCGGTTTGCTTCCGGTAAAAAAGCGATTGCGGAATGTGATCGTTGCGGGCAACAATTTAAATTAAAAAAGTTAAAAACAGAGATAATCAAACAACGGAAATACGAACTGCTTGTATGCCCTGAATGCTGGGACCCCGATCAACCACAATTGATGCTCGGTACATTCCCGGTAGATGACCCACAAGCGCTTCGTAACCCTCGTAGAGACACAACTTACGTGACTTCTGGTAATAATGTAAATGGAAACCCATCTGGGGGTTCACGGGATATTCAATGGGGTTGGACTCCGGTAGGCGGAGCTAGTCAGTTTGATGCAGTTTTAACGCCTAACTACTTGATTGGGGTTACAAGTGTTGGTACAGTAACAGTAACAGTTTCATAGGAGTAAATGATGGCTAAAGAAAACATGAAAAGTGATATGGCGCAAGACAAAACCATGATTAAAAAAGCGTTCAAACAGCACGACGCTCAAAAACACATGGGCGGTAAGGGCACAACCTTAAAACTTAAAAAAGGTGGTCCTACTACGGATGACCGTATGCGCGTAGGTCGTAACCTATCTCGCGCAGCTAACCAGAAAACGGGGTAAATTATGGCCTACAGCATGAAAAAAATGGGTAAAGAAGTTGGCCCAGCCAGCGTCTATGCAAAGCCGCATACGATGGACGGCAAAGCCATGAAGATTTCTAGCAATCCCGGCAAAGAACCAAACCATAGCAAGCTAGACACCTATGATGTCAGCGTCGGCGGCGTTAGTAAATCTGCGGGTAACGAACCAATTAAGACTGACGGTATCAAAATCCGTGGTACTGGTGCCGCTACTAAAGGTGTGATGGCAAGAGGCCCAATGGCATGAACTACTCTGAGCTTTTGGCGGCAATACAGACTTACACGGAAAACAATTTTCCGGCGATTACCCTTGCGGATTCGTCTACTGTATCGTCTACGGCTCAGATTAACCGGTTCATTGAACAGGCCGAACAGCGCATCTATAACTCGGTGCAGTTCCCATCGTTGCGTAAAAACGTGACTGGAGCTCTTACAGCTAGCAACAAGTACTTGGCTTGCCCGGATGATTTTTTGGCTCCGTATTCGTTAGCAATTTTTCCTTCTGGTGGTGGAAACTACACGTTTCTTTTGAACAAAGACGTTAACTTCATGCGCGAGGCATACCCAAACCCAACCAGTACAGGTACACCTAAGTACTATGCGCTTTTTGGCCCGGCAGCAACAGGCTCCACAATTTCCAATGAGTTAACTTTTATCCTTGGCCCAACCCCAGATACAGCGTATTCCGCAGAGCTTCACTATTACTATTACCCAGAGTCCATTACCACCGCCAACACCACATGGCTGGGCGATAACTTTGACTCCGTGTTGCTTTACGGCTCGTTGGTAGAAGCCTACACCTTTATGAAAGGCGAGCCAGATTTAGTGCAGTTATACGACAAAAAATACATAGAAGCTCTTACATTGGCTAAACGTCTGGGTGATGGTATGGAGCGTCAAGACGCCTACCGTAGTGGGCAAATAAGGATTCAAGTGCCATGAGCATAGTCCAGACTCAGACCACCAGCTTCAAAAAGGAGTTGTACACGGCTGTTCACAATCTGTCTACAAACACGCTCAAAATTGCTCTGTATACAAGTGCTGTTAATTTGAACGAGGACACTACGGTCTACAGCGCAACCAATGAAGTACCTAACACGGGCACTTATACGGCAGGTGGGATTGCATTGACCGGGGTGTCTATTAGTTCTTCCGGCTATACAGCCTACGTAAACTTTAACAACGTGTCTTGGACTGGTGCTATAACCGCTCGGTGCGCTTTGATTTACAACGCCACGCAAGGTAACAAATCAATTGCAGTTT